CAAGCGCGGCGGGATCGCTGTCGGGGCTGCTGGCACGAGGATTTTGCGGGTCGTTCCGAAGATCGCGCCGAGTTGGTCCAGGTCAGCGCCGGTTGCGTAGGCGAGCATGACGCCACGGGCGGCATCGTTGACCCGCTGCCGGATGAGCATTTCGCGGTATGCGCACACTTCCAGAATTTTGAAAGCCGGGTCGCTCTCCACGATGGCGGTGAAAGCCGGATCGCGGGCTTTGAGGTCATCCACCATCTCCTGCAAAATGGCGGCGTAGTCGAGACTTTCGACAATCGTCGGCGCGGGGAGGCTACTGAGGTCGATGGGCGTGTAACTCATACGACCATCCCGTCGAGCGTTAGCGCGGTTCCGGTGGGTAGATAGACGCCTTCGAGGGCGATGGTGATCTTGCCGGGTTCGATGGCTTGGGCGATGACGCGGGTGATCTCAACGCGAGGCTCCCATTTACGGATCGCTTCGATGGTCGCCACATAGATTTCAACAATGGTTCCGCGATTCATCGGGGCGTCCACGAGGTCAAAGAGGCGCGAGCCGTAGTCTCTGAGCATGACGCGAGAGCCGAGCGGGGTCGTGAGAATGTCCCGTATCGACTGCTTCAAATGGTCCAGCCCGGAAAGCGCCTTGCCGGTCTCGCTGCTCATGCCTCGCATGCTGGCGAATTTTAGGGGCGCGCTGGGGGGTGTCTTCTGCGGGGACTTCCCGCAGAGAGGTTAGAAAGGTTTAACCACGGAGGACACGGAGAGCACGGAGGTTAGAGCTTGGGCGTCGCGGTGAATGCGGTTCCCGTCATGACTCCACCGTGAGTGTGCTTGTCGAGCACGACCATGTTGGAGGTCATGGTTCCCGTCTGCGTGTAATCCCCTGTCTGCGTGACATTGCCGGTGATCGTGATGCCGCCACTGGCGATTTCGAGGGTGGTTCCGCCTACGGTGATTTTAATGCTCTCGCTGGTGACTTCGATTTTGCTGCTGCTGCCAATTTGGGCGAGGATTTTTGAGGCGGTGATTTCCGTTTTGGCGTCCGATCCAATTTGCGCGAGGATTTTGTCCGAGGTAATTTCGGTTTTGGCGTCCGATCCAACCTTGGCCGTGATTTTCGATGGCGTGATTTCGGTCTGCGCATCGTTTCCGACTTTGACCGTTGCCGATCCTTCGGGGAGTTGCAGGAGGTGTGTGTGGTTCTCCCGGTCGTATTCGAGAATTGCTCCGTCTTTGTAGGTGGTTCGGCTGATCTCGGCTTTGTTTCCGTTGGCTGGGTAGTTGTTCTTGTAGATTCCTCCGGGCATGACATAGCCAGCTGAAAGTTCGCCTCCGGGGGCCATGACGATGACCTGCTCTCCCACCTCTGGGGCGTGCCATGTGCGGTCTTGTCCGGCGCGGCTGGTGAGCCATGGGAGCCATGCGCTGGTGTTGTCTCCCATCGTGACACGCAGGCGGGCCTTGGCGTAGTCCGCTTCCAGCACCGTGCCGGGTCGGATGGTGTTCGACAGACGGCGCTCAAGCTCGCCTATGCGGGCGTTGCTCATGTGGCGAGGATGTCTTGAATCGGCACATAGTCCGCTTGGTGAGGGATGCCGATCTCTGGCGCCCATGAGGCGCGGATGTCTGTGGGCAGTGCTCCACCTTCGGGCCATGCGGTTTCTCCGAGAAGGCAAGTGTGTTCCCATTCAACTCGCCAAGTTTCGTATTCGGGATTCTCAGCGTCGAACTCTTGTGGGGTGGCGGCGATGAATCGGGCGGGCGTGACGGGCATGCCGAACCGTTGGCCTTGGAGGAATGCGGCGAAGTTGGCCGACATGAGGCGCACGGCGAATTTGTTGCCTGCTTTGTAGGAGTAGATGAGCAAGGCGGAAAAGCGGAGATCGACCTGAAGTTGCTGCGTGCCGATGTCTGCGGTGGCGTTTGGCTCAATGGTGTCCAACTCGAAAGTGATGGCTGGCACCTCGATCTTCTCGTTGAAGCGCGAGTATGCGGCGATGGTTTTGACCGACGCGCCGAATTTGGCGTTGATCTTCTCGGCGATCTTCGTGTGGAGAACGGCGAGGTCTATTTGGACATTTGCCATTTTAGTTGGGTTTCAAATTCGCGTTGCAGGCGTTCGCCGATTTCCTTTTCCAGACTCCCCATGGCATCCATGCCGGGGTCGAGGATGTTGACGCCTTCGGATTTTTTGATTGGCAGGCGTTTTTTTCCGACCCGTTCAAAGACATGCCCGCCCATTTTTTTGGAGATAAATGCGCCCGGACGCTTGGCGGGGCCTGCTGTGACTCCGCTTTTGGTCTGGCGGGGCTTCATCGCTTTCAGTGGGATGTTGCGCAGGCCTGCCCAGACGCGACCGAGGACGCCGTCTTTGCCCATCACTTCGACGCGCATGCGGCCCTTAATGACTTTGCCTGTGACTTTGGTCGCCTTGCTGATGCGGCGGGCTGCTTCGTTTCCTGCCCAGCGTGTAACGCGAGACACGGCGCTGCGCATGGCTGGCTCAATCTGTTTTTGCGTTGCCCCAAGGTCGCGCCCGATGCGGTCGAGGCCCTTGGCTTCGATGAAAATCATGTCACTCATGCCCGAGTGTGACGGTGGCCATGCCCGTGCCGTCTGGCTGGATTTCCATCACCGTGTAATTTTTGCCTTCGACCTTGCAGGCGGTTTCGCGGGGGATGCCTGCGACATCGCTCTCCTTGCATTGGAAGCGGGGCTGCGTGCTGTCGAGGACTACCTCGCCAACGGCGCTGTCGAAAAAGGCGTTGTCGAAATAGCCGCGCACGATCCGGGTTCCGGTTGGCAGGGCAAACAGAATCTCGGTGTGGTCGAGACCGCTGAAAAAGACATCGAGGTTGCCGTAGGTCATTTGCGTGGGTGGATGCGAATGAAATTTCGAGCGAGGGATTTTGGCCGGATTTTGCGCCAGACTCCATCGCCTGCCTCGGAGTCGCGTGTTCCAGAAAAGTTCGTGTTTCCTTCCACCGTGACGAGGTTCTTCCCATCGTCTTCGAGGACGATTCCGACATGGCTAAAATCAAAGGTCACGATGTCACCCGGCTGGGCTTGGTCTTGGTCGGTGTAGATGCTGGTCGTGCGTGGTCTATCTTTTGCCCATTGGCGGAATCCATACGCCAGCGCGGTGCGGGGTTGCCATTGGGCAGGCGAGCGAGTGAGGCGTAGCCACTCAGGGACATCGCTTTCGATAAGCCATTGCTGAACGCAAAAGGAGACGAATGCGGCGCACCATGGCCACGGGCCGGGTGGTAGGTCGGTGGCGCGTTGGTAGTCGCGTATCCGCTGGCCGCGATTGTTGCCACCCTCCTCGCGGATTCCGATCTCGGCTTGGGCAATGGCAAGGAGTCGGTGAAGCATTTTAGTAGCGGGGCAGGATCATTTCTTCTCTTTGCGAAAGATGTTGATGGCTCCCACCACGGCCATTCCGGCAGCGGCGATGGCGTTGGCTTTGTCGGGATCAAGAACGATTCCGGCTGCGGAGGTGACGAAGACGAGGCCGCGCCATGTGGAGGCTTCGGAGAGGCGGGCGAGGATGTAGTCGAGTGCTTTCATTTGTCTTTGAGGCTGGGGATTTGCGGGTTGAACCAGTCGATCGTGACTGGTGGGAAGTAACGGATGCCGACCTCCACTCGTCCGAGGCTTCCTATCTTGTCTCCGCTTGGCGGCAGCGGGACGCTGACGCAGGCGGGCAGGAGCAGGAGCGGCAGGAGTGCCAGCATGCTTTTCATTTAGCTTTGAGGCTTTCTTCGATGCGTTTGGTGCGCTCGTCGATGCGGGCGAGGGTTTCGCTGCGGTCGGCTGCGAGGCGTTCGATGGCTTGGAGGCGGATGTCTTGTTTTTCATTTTCATTTCTGACCTGGCGCATCTGTTCGGGCAGGACGATCCATCCGTTGAGCGATGAGAAGACCGTGGCGATGAGGGCGACTGCGGCGATGATTTCGGCCATGCTCATTTTGATCGCAGGGCGTCCGTCTTTTTCGTCGAGGCTCATTTCTTTTTCTTGGACTCGGTTAGTTCAACGAATGGCTTGGCGAGGCCAAGGGCGATGAGTTCGCGGGCGAACGAGGGCGAGACTTCGACATCACTGCCGACCGGGCAGGATTCGCCGGCAATCATGAGGCTTTGAAGGAGTGTGATTTTTTGAGGTTCCATAATTTGCGGTTCCTAACAAAAGCCTCCTCCGCGAATGCACACGGAGGAGGCGGTTGAGTTGTCAGCTATCGCTTAGGGCTTTTTGCCGTAAACGAAGGACTGAGCGCGGCGAACTGCGAAGTCTACATCCTGCATGCAGACGATGCGGAGACTGCCCCTGGTGCTGTTGCTGTAGGGGTCAACGGTGATTTCGAGACCGCCCCAGAGGCCGATGACGAAGTCAGCGAAGTTGCCGAAAAACACATCGCCAGTCGTGATCTGGTTGGTGATCATTGTCTGGTAGCCGTTCATCGAATCATTTTCCCAGATGGTGCCGCCGTTGGTGGAGCCTGTTGGGAATTTGAGGGAGGTTTTTGCCATGCCCCTTGTCGATGGGTTCGTGACGAATGCCATGCTGGCCACATCGGCGTTTTGAGCACTGACGAGGCTTTCCATGTTCACAAGTTCGGCGAAGGTTGGCTGCACTGCGACGAATGCCTGAGAGAGCACACCAGCGGCGGATTTGATGCCGGTTGGTGCGTTGGTCAATCCTGTGCCGTAAAAGGCTGCGGAGTCGATGGTGAGGGCGAGGCCTTGGGCGAGGTCGTTGCGAAGCAGTGCTTCGACCGACAGCGAGGGTTGCATGAGCATGCGGCGGGTGATTTCGCCTCGGTTTGCCACCGTGCGAGGACGGAGCGAGATGAGACCGAAATCAATGTCAGATTTAGGCGCTTCATCATCTTCCCCGATCCAATAGCCACTGCCGAATGTGGTTTGCTTGGGCATGTCCACATTTCCGACGAGGCCAGCCAGCTCAGTTCCAAGGCCCATGATGACCGCTTTGTTGCGGAGGACATCGATGAACGAGGAGGCGAGGAGGCTGGTTTGAACGGTGTTGTTTCCTGTGCCGGTGTAGCCAGCGGCGGATTTTCCAGAAATGGTGTTTGTTCCGCGCTGGCCATAGCCAGTTGTCAGGACATCAACGGGGACCATCGTTCCTTTGACGTTGCGGTGCGCCACTTGTCCGGCAGCTGCTTCGCAAGCTTCCAATTCAAAAGCGGCATCTTGACGGGCTTTCTTGTCGGTTGGCTCTGCGGCGAGGGCGCGGATGAGCTTTACAAAGGAGAAGCTGCCTGCTTCGCGTTCGTTGAGGCCGATGGGTGCATGGCCTTCGCGGATTTGTGCGCTGCGCTTGTCTTTCTCGGCGAGTGCGGCGGATTGAAAATCCACCAGGTTGCCACCGTCACGCACGATCTGTGCGGCGAGGGCGGGCATGCCGTATTTGTCGCCAGCTTCGAGGATCGAGCGGGTGCGGTCTTGCTCGCCTTTGATGGCGGCGTTGCGCTCGGCGACGATGTTGATCTCCGGTGCCGCCGGTGCGGGCGCTTGTGGCGCGGGATTGGTTGTATCTTGCATGGGATTTGGTTGATTTGTGCCGTTGCCGATTGGCTCTGGCGGGTTGGTAAGGCTGCGACCCACTGCGCATGAGGGGTCGGCTGGGATTGTGACGATGGAGATTTCATGGGGTTGCCACCGGGTCACGGTGTAGACATCCATTCCCTCTCGTTCTTCTGTTAATTTGACTTCGCGAATGCGGTAGCCGACCGAGACCTTCGTCAGGATTCCGTCCTGCACATCTTGCCACGCTTCCTCGGCGCATTCGGAACGGCCAAAGCGAACCAACGCTCGGCCCATCCCGTCTGCGTCAATGCGGGCGGTCTCGACGACTCCGAGGACTTCGGATGCGTCATGGTTGAACAAAAGATTTGCGCGGTCGTTCAGCCGCGAGAGGTCGCAGGCTTCTGGCGAGTGATCGAGGACTTCGATCATGCCGGGCCAGCGTTCGATCTCGGCGTTGCTCGAAAAGGCCAGCTCGATGGTGCGCGACTCCGCAGCGATTGCGCCAATGGTCATGACTCGGCGCATGGGCGTGCTAAAAAATTCTTTCGCGGCGGGCTTCATCTGTGCGCGAATTTTGCCAGCGAGGCGCTGGCTGTCTTCTGCGGGGAGTTCCGCAGAGGTTTAACCACGGAGGACACAGAGGTCACGGAGACGCAAAAAAACCGGCGTGGGTTTTGGCCCACGCCGGGATAACCGATGAACCAACTTACGAGAGTGCTGCGGCGAGTTGAGCGCCGGTCGTTGAGACCGTGCTTTGATTTTTTGCGCGTTCGCCGATGGAGCCGGTGATCGTCAGCTCGGTCGTGGGCTTGGCCCATACTTCTGCGGCGATTTCCGACTCGGTAGGGATGTCTTCGGTCGCTGCTGGCGAGGCGGGGAGTGCGTTTGTTTTAGCTTTGATCGCTGAAAGCTGAGTCGAGTTGGCGTCGATTTCCTGCCGGATTGCAGTGACCGTTGGCGCTGGCGTCGGTGCTGTGTATGAAGCGCCTGCGAGGCGCGAACTGGTCGCGGCATCGAGGTTTTCAACTCCTGCTCGGCCAAGCACCCAGAGGCTCGGAATGTGCTGGCTGTCCACCGTGCTGTCGGTGGTCTTAAATACGGCAGCGTATTCTCCTTCAGCGGAATTGTTGGTTGAGAGCGTGTAGCTATACAGCCCACCGCCAATCGCAGTGGCGCTGCCGCCGGTGACGATCTGCGAACCCGAGGGGTCGTAGATATCGACGGTGACGGTGAGGCCGGTTTTGCCTTGTTTGCTGGCAGTGTAGAACGCCAAGAATTTAACGGAGTTGGATACTTGTTCGATCATATTTTTGGTTGGTTAGATTTCTTCTGGTTGAGGGAGCAGCGGGAGGACTTGGGACATGGGGAGGACTTCGACGAGGCTGAAAAGCTCGGCGGGGAGATGCGCGAAGCCCTGTGCGTAGAGTCCGCCGGGGCCGATTTCGGTGAGCAAATCCGCGCACAACATTTTGCGGCCATCGGTGAGATCAACAGGCGAGGCCACATGGCGCGGGTTGCCATGCTCGGCTTGGACGGCTGCGAGTTGCGCGGCGAGTTCGGGGCTGAAGACCAAGGCGAGGCCTTTCGCGGTGGAGTAGGTCACGGGCTGGGTTATGAGGTCGGCGAGTGTCATATGGCGGCGTTCAGGTCGGTCATCAGCGTGCTGACGCGGGTGTCGAGGAGGGCAAGGTCAAGGGATTCGCCAATGGAGTAAAAAGAAAGCCGAGCCGCCACTTGAGCTGAACCGTTTCCGTTTGAGAAAACACGGAGAATTTGATTTTGTGGAGCGCTCGAAGTAGATGAAACAGTTGTGCTTGTTCCGTTTCCCCTGCCAATAATTTGAGTCGAATTACTTCTGCTCGTTCCAATCAACCCTGCAAAGTTTGTCGATAGAATTTGGCTACCTAATCCATTTAATCTGTGGTTGATTTGAGTTGCACTAGAGATTAGAATTTGGGTTGTGCCTAATGCTGCCGATCCGCCTATATAGTTTGCGCTAGTAATTGAAGATGTTTCAGTTGAAAAAACTGAAACATGTTTCGAATTTTGAGGGTCGGCGTTATTGTTACGATTGCTAATTAAATGTTTGGTAGAGCCATTACCAATAAGTCCTGTTTTGCGATTGTAATCGCCAGAGACAAAATTGTTATTCGTCGGAGCAGTTCCGACCAGCGGGACGAGAGCGCCGGGAAGCGTTCTCGCTCCTGCAAGAATGCAGCAGGCTTTGATGGCAGACCAGGTGCCATCGGCCTTGCAACCGACGACAAAATTGTTAATGGCCACAGCAACGGCATTTTCCATTGGCTGAAGGTCGGCAGCTTCAACTGCTACCAAGTAAGCTTCTGCGTCAGCATCGGAGGCAGTTGACCGCCCAGATTTAGTCGGAATGCGCAGCGGGGAGAGTTGGCCGTAGAGTGGCAATATCATGCAAAGGTCAGGTTTTGTTTGTTCGACCACGCGCCGGTGGCGGATTGCTCCGCGACGACATTGCCTGCGGAGTTGGTGGTAATTCGGTAAATGGTCCAGGCTGTGGAGTCGTCTGGTTCGCCAGTGGCGGGGTAGTCGTCCCATTCCAAGCGCCCGATGTAGAGGTTCGCTCCGTCCACGGCGTGGACGAGGATGGCGGGGATTTCGTTGCGAGGGGGGGAGGTGAGTTGGAGGACGGCTCCGGTCTGCGGGTGGCGTCCATAAATTTTGATGTCTGCAAAATTTATACAGACCTCGCCAAGCGATAAATCCGCCGTGCTCGGGATGCGACCGGGCACGGTAGATTTTTTGGGCTTAATTGGAACTGGCATGAGTATTGACTCGGTAGATTTTGAAAGGCCGGTCTTCATGAATGGTCACGAGTGGACCGGCCTCGTTGGGCCGTTGCTTAGAACGTGCCGCCGTCGATCTCGGTTTCGAGAACAAGGATGCGCGCGCTTAGTGCGTTGTCGGCTGAGAGGCGGGTGCTTGCCTCGCTGGTGGCTGCGCTCTCTGCTGCGGAAACCCGGCTGGTGAGTGCGGTCGCTGCGCTCTCGGCTGATGTAACTCGGCTCGTAAGCGAGGTGGCTGCACCTTCGATGGTGGTGGCGCGGGATTGGAGAGTTGTGATGCTGCTCTCGGCTGTGCTCACACGGGTTGTCAACGCTGTCGCTGCGGACTTGATGCTGTTCTCTTCGCC